ACTTCCTTCAAATAAGATAACGGCCCTCGCAGGCGAAAGTGCCACAGGGAAGACCTACTTTCTGATGGGAGTAATCAAGAGTTTTCTTGACAAGAATCCAAAGGCACAAGTTGCCTACTTCGAGTCAGAAAGTGCTATAACTCAACAAATGATTACGGATAGGGGGATCGACCCAGAGAGATTGGCAATTTTTCCTGTTACTACGGTACAGGAATTTAGAACACAGTCACTCAAGATTTTAGATGCATATCTTGAAACAGATCGATTTCCATTCTTCCTCGCACTAGATAGTCTTGGAATGATGTCAACATCGAAGGAAATTTCTGATACGGCAGAAGGTAAGGAAACGAGAGATATGACTAGAGCACAAGTTCTCAAGGCTGCATTTCGTGTTCTAACATTAAAACTTGGACGTGCTAAAGTGCCTATGGTGATAACTAACCACACGTATGACGTAATTGGTTCTATGTTCCCTACGAAAGAAATGGGTGGTGGTTCTGGACTTAAATATGCTGCATCTTCGATTATCTATTTGTCAAGGAAAAAAGAAAAGGACGGCACTGAAGTTATCGGCAATATCATTCACTGTAAGAATCATAAGTCACGTCTGACAGTAGAGAATAAGATGGTTGATGTTAGGTTGTCATATCGTGATGGTCTAGATAGGCACTATGGTCTACTTGATCTTGCACTGAAACACGGTGTTTTTAAATCTGTGAGTACTCGTATTGAGTTACCTGATGGTACAAAGACTTTTGGTAAGACAATAAACAATGACCCAGAAAAGTTCTTTACAGAAGAGGTCATGGAAAAATTAGAGGAGTGTGCTGCCAAGGAGTTCAAGTATGGATCATCTATGTAGAATCTACAAGGATGTCTTATCTCCCGAAGTATGTAAGGGCATGATTGAGAAATTTGAGAGTCATCCAGAACAATATGAAAAACATCATGAGGGTGCAATGCAGTTTTCTCAAATTAAATTGCAACGATATCAGGTATGGGGTGAAGAAGTAAAAATTATATTAGAGGCATTTTTGAAACATCTAAAAGAATACAAAAATACATGTCTAAACGGTTCTTGGCAATTGCCAGAAAAGTATACGTTTGAAGAAGTTAGAATGAAAAGATACTTACCTGATGGTGTAGATCAATTTGGAGATCACGTTGATGTGCTTAATTATGAGACTGCTAGACGGTTTCTTGCATTTTTTATATATCTAGATAATAACGAGGATGGTCAAACTCTATTTCGAATAAAAGGACACAATTGGTCTTCATCTTGCACTCAAGGCAATCTTCTAATGTTTCCACCTCTCTGGCCTTGGGTTCATGCTGGTGGAAAACCTACAAAAGTGTCAAAATATATCGTAGGGAGTTACTTACATTATGTCTGATATAAAAGATAGTTATACCTTTGTTTCTGATAATAAAGAAAATTGGCAATGTGTAGGTATAAATGGTGGTAAATTTCATGGTGTTATTTACAAATATGGTAAGGTGGAGATACCAAAAGCACCATCAGAAGATTATGAAGGGGAGTTGCCTTTTAGGTTTAATTATGATATAGTAGACCCTAATGGATTAGAAAGAGAAAGTTTCGACGAGGAGTTTTTTACACTCATAGGAGATATTCTTGTGGATATCATAGAAGAGCAAATAGAAGGAGATAATCTTGAGTATAGATCAGACGATTGAAAGGACGGCATTAAGTCAGTTAGTTTCTAACGAGGAATATGCACGTAAAGTTCTCCCTCATATGAAGGGAGATTATTTTTCAGATCGAACTGAGAAAACGATATTTGAAGAGATAGCAAAGTTCGTTGATAAGTATAAGAAAATACCAACTCAAACCTCTTTGGAAATTGAGGTACAGAGTAGGAAAGATTTAACTGAGTTAGACTACAAGAAAGTAGTTGAGGTTATAAAGACTCTCAAATCTACGGATGTAGATTTCGATTGGTTGTGTGATACAACTGAGAAATTTTGTAAAGATAAGGCGGTATATAATGCGATTGTTGAAGGTATACAAATCATTGATGGAAAAGATAAGAATAGAGATGCAGATTCAATACCAAGCATTCTCACAGATGCCCTTGCTGTGGGTTTCGATAATGCTGTTGGCCATGATTACCTGTTGGATAGTGAGTCCCGATATGACTATTACCATACAGTAGAGGAGAAGATTCCGTTTGATCTGGAGTTCTTCAATAAGATCACCAAGGGAGGACTGCCCCCCAAGACATTGAACATTGCACTTGCTGGCACTGGTGTTGGTAAGTCTTTGTTTATGTGTCATGTTGCCGCAAACTGTTTGTCGCAAGGCAAGAATGTTCTTTATATTACACTGGAGATGGCAGAGGAAAGGATAGCAGAACGCATAGATGCAAATTTGATGAATATCAGTATTGATGATTTACATGATTTGCCGAAGAAGATGTTTGATGATAAGATTGCAAAGATTATAAAGTCCACTTCTGGGACTTTGATTGTAAAAGAGTATCCAACCGCATCAGCACATTCTGGTCATTTTAGAGGATTGGTCAAAGAACTTGCTATCAAGAAGTCGTTTAAACCAGATATTGTATTCGTGGATTATGTAAATATTTGTGCATCCAGTAGATTTAAAGGAGCAAATAATATTAACTCTTATACAATGGTGAAAAGTTGTGCAGAAGAGTTGCGTGGGTTGGCAGTAGAAATGAACTTGCCTATATTTACAGCAACACAAACAACCAGATCGGGGTTTGCTTCTACAGATGTAGACATGACTGATACTGCTGAGTCCTGGGGATTGCCACAGACTGCTGATTTCTTATTTGCTCTGATCTCTAATGAGGAACTTGATGAACTTAATCAGATAGCAGTCAAGCAATTGAAGAACAGATACAATGACCCTACGATAAATAAAAGGTTCGTGATAGGAATAGATCGTGCAAAGATGAGATTGTCTGATATAAAAGCATCAGAACAATCCGATCTTGTTGATTCTGGTCAAGAAGATTTTCTAGACCCTGTTCCTTCTGGACAAGTATTTGGAGAGGGGTGGAAAGTATGAGTCTATGGAAATTCAATTATGAATTTGATAGAAAACGGTTATTGCAAGAGGCGATATCTATAGGATGGTATAAACCATTTACTGATGTAGGTAATCAATCTAATGAAGAATTTGTTGAATGGTTGGATAAGAATCCCCATTTAAAAAAGAAGGTTTCTAAATTTTATGAAAATCTTCGAGTGCATGTTAAGGATGTAGATAAATGTCGTTATGCCTTAGAAATTGCAAAATATTTTACAAACTTAATAGGAGCAGAATCATACCCTAGATTTTATCATCAGAAAAAAGGATATAGATTATCTCTTCATACAGATCGTGGTACGAAATGTAGCATAAATTTAGTATTGACTGAAGACCCTGATCCTATGTATTTTGAAAATGGTGAACAAGTTTATTACACAGTGGGTCTTTTAAATACATCTGAAAAGCACGCTGTACATGCTACTGAAGATAGATATCTATTTAAATTGAGTTTTGCAGAGACAACTTTTGAGGAAATAAAGGATGTTTTGTCATCTAAATTATCAGGTTGATAAGGAGTATTTAAGAACTTATTTCTATGAACATTATGAAAAGGGCAAATGGCATAGATTTAATCCTCCAGTATTGATGTGGTGGAAATTATTTAAATATGATCATGTTGTGGAAAAAATAATGGACGATCTGGGCATAACTGATATGAATGTTAAACCCAGATTTTCTTTTCAATTGCCACATACAAGATTGGTAGAGCATCTGGATTATCAACGCATCGTAGGTATTAATTTTAATCTGGAACCAGAGACTACACCAGACCTTCATATATACGGAAAAGATTATCCTTATGAAGCATGTTTGGCAGACGTAGGTTCTGTGGAGCATAGTGTTGAGAAGGTTCCATATGAGAGGTTAATACTAAAATTTGCTATTCGTGAACTTTGGCAAGACATATTTGATGTATTAGAGTCTAGAGGATTGATTGATGAGGAGAAGACTAAACAGACCAATCCAGACTACAAGAACTATAGGTCTGTGATCAAAAAAGAGGATGAAAAATATTTAAGGGGAAACTATCTAGAAAACCAACTTCTACAATATACTAAATAATAGCAAATGGAGAAAGTGGATGTCATTCTTACAAGAGTGTGTTAAACAAGTTAAACCCAGAACAGAAAATTATACCCCACCTGTCGAAAAAATTCAGAATATCTTATCCGAAGCATTCGGACTTGCCGATATTTGGAAAAGAGATAATCACAAAAATTTTATCGATAAACTAGTTGCTGGAGAATTATTAAATGCTGATGGCATAACTAAATTTCCCAAATTATCAGCTGGTGATGAATTAGTTAAACTTCTAAAATCCTTGAAAGATGAACCAGAAACAAAAACCCCAGACCATACAAAACTAAATTCCCTATTAAAAACTAAATTGGGAATAAGAGGTCTTAATTCAATCGCAAAAGCAGAAAATAATTTTAGTGGCCCAAGTAGTGGAAACCCAAAAGGTGAAGATTGGGAGGCTTTAGCAGTATGCGGTATTCGAGCACACCAAGGGAAACCTTATAACTCAGGTCCAGAATGGGAAAGAGTAGGAAAATTTTGGGGTGATTATTCGTTGCCCGCCATAGAACTGGGTAAAAATTTTGCATCTGAATTTGGAATCGATGATATGGAACAATGGGGTGCTAAAGGTGGTCTTTCTACAACAGATAGGTGGAAACCAGCAAAAAATAAAACTCCTAAAACTGATTTGAAGAGTGGTAAATATAAAATTTCATTGAAAAAATTTGGTGGTTCTCAACTAATGAGTGGAGGACCAGAAGAATCAATTTCTACACTTGATGCCGCAATGGTTACTTATTGCGAAGATAAGAGAAGTAAGGATAAAGTCCATGCTGTCATGACTAATATTCAAAATAAGATGGGGTCTATGTCAGAAAAGGGTACGATTGGTGCTCTTGAAAAGAGGATGGCCGATGCGGAGAAAACTGGAAAAAAACTTTCTCCAAAAGATGCTCAATCTGCTGTAGAGTTATCTCTTGGAAATTTAAATGCAGCTGCCATTACTAAGGATTTGGAAAACTTATTTAAAGATAAAGCAATGAAGGCACATTTTTGTTGGGAAGCCGCAACTGGTCAAGTTAAGTTTGGTAAAAACCATCCTGCGGCTGCTAATGAATTAATAGTATTTAAAGAAACAGGTACACTTGCTAATAGAATGACATTAGACAGTCCATTAGGTGCTGGAATGAAACTGGCCACCGCAAATAATTTTTATGTTTCTTTTAAAACTGGAGGGGGTAGTTCTAAACCATATCTTGCATTGCGTTCAGCAAAAGCAAAAGTAGATAAAGCATCTTTGCAAACTTCTAGTTATATACCTACTTTTAATGAAATTCTTGCTGAAGAACTTCATAGGGAAAATTTACTCACTGAAGCCACTGAACATTTATTACAATTAGACGAATTTGCATTGTGGAATACTATTAAGAAAAAGGCAAAAGGTGCCGCATCCAAAGTATTGGATGTTTCTAAAAAAATATATGGTGCAGTTATGAAGAGACTTAAACAAGCATTTGATGCCATAAAACGTCTAGCGGGTAGAATGTTAAATGGATTGTTAAATTTTTTTGGTATTAAAGTTTCAAATGTTAAGGTTAAAGGTGGGGGGAGTTATCCTTTACTATGATAAGTTTCAAAGAACTAACAGAAGGTAAAGAGGGTGCTAATCTACATCTATCTCATCTAGAGGATCGTATTCTAGAGGCAGGGGCAGAGGGAGGTCGTGCTGCTATCAATTTTCTCAGGTCATTAAGAGACATGATGGCAGGGTCAAGTCGATCCTCTGTGAATATGACTTTAAAATGGGACGGTGCTCCTGCTATTTTTGCTGGAGTTGATCCATCTGATGGTAAATTCTTTGTGGCAAAAAAGTCCGTGTTCAATGTTAAACCATTACTCTATAAGACTGATCAGGAAATAGACGATGGTGGACTATCTGGTTCCCTTACTTCAAAATTTAAGGTTGCATTGAAGGAGTTTTCAAAATTGGGTATGACTGATGTGCTACAGGGTGATCTTATGTTTACTGATGACATTGATAAGGAAACTATAGATGGTGTCAAGTATCATACATTTCAACCTAACACTATTGTGTATGCTGTACCTATTGACAGCAACCTGGGTAGGACAATTAGTCGAGCAAAGATAGGTGTGGTGTGGCATACTACATATTCTGGTGCAACCCTACAGGATATGAAGGCATCCTTTGGGGCAGATATCTCTTCACTAAAAAAGACTTCCAGTATTTGGATGGATGATGCTACATACAAGGATGTGTCTGGTAAGGCAACATTTACACAGAAAGAAACGGATGGAATCACCAAAATACTATCACTTTCGGGGAAGACGTTTCAGAGGGTGAATGGCCCTCAGTTGAAGAAATTTCAGAAATTACAGGATAGTATGACAGGAGGTCTTGCTGGGGCATCTTTCCAAACCTATTATAACAGTAAGGTGAGAGAAGGACAGAAAGTATCCAACCCTAAAGCACATGCTCAAGGATATGTGAAATGGGTAGAAGATTCTATACAGAAACAGATAGACAAGGTAAAGAGTCCTGCTGGCAAGCAAAAATGGGAAAATAAACAGAAGGAATATGTTCGAGAGGTGAAAGGACACGTTAATAATTTAACACAAATAACAGCATTTCAAGGACTATTAGTTGATGCAAAGATGCAAATAGTCAAAAAACTAAATAGTGTTAAGCAGTTGACAGATACATTTATCAAGACTGCTAATGGATTTAAGGTAACAAACCCAGAGGGATTTGTTGCTATTGATAGAGTGAGTGGTGGTGCTGTTAAATTAGTAGACCGCATGGAGTTCTCGTTTAACAACTTCACTGCTATAAAGGCATGGGATCAATGACACAAAAATTTTCAGATATTTACGAAAAATCTGTTCCTCTTCTTCAACGTAAGAAAATGGCACG